CAGAGACGTGTAATAGATTCCGTCCTCGGTCGGGGACTGAATGGCTTTAACGTTTTGGTAGCTGTGCGTGAAAGCGGAAGACGACCCAAGCTGAACGTTGATGTAGCTGAGTTTTGCTGCGTTCGTCAGCCTGAATACCAAGCCCATGTTTTTGAGCTTGCCGACCGGGAAATACGTGTTGTAATCCGCGAGCGGGAATACAACAGTGATAACGCCGGTAACAGCATTTGTGCTGATTTTCAGCGTCGGATCGCCTTCGAGCAACATCGTCGAATCGACGGACATGGTGGCCCCGCCGCCCGTAAGGGGCATCGTCACACCTTCGACGTAGTCCATACGGCAAAGCATCTTCGTGATGCCTTCTTTGCGCGCCCCGGACAGATCGTATGGCCGGAGGGGTTTCGCATCGGCACCGATCAGCACTGATCGCCGTTTTCCAACCCCCTGGGCCGAGGTGCTTGCCATTACGGGGATTAGATTTGCTCCATCTTTTCCTACCGGAACATCTCCCTGACTCGTCGAAGAGAACATCGGGTACGCGTTGCGCTGCGGGTAGCCTACAGGACTGGACATGGTGGGATTCCTTTACCGAAAAAACAATTTATAGGGAGGCTCAGTAGAAGCCGCGAGGGCCGGATTTTTAGCCGGCGGCGGGGGTGGAACTGGGAAAAGCGGCCCCCGGAGCCCCCAAGACACCCCCCGGTGTGCAGGCTGTGGCCCAGGCGTCTTCACTTCCCGCTTTCCCCGGAAGGGCGACGACAAAATTGTTCTGGACATTGGTCTGGCCGTTGCCTCTGGCGCCGTATCCGAGAGCGCGAGCCGACAGCTCCACGACTTTCAGCGCAGTGTCAGTCGGGATTGTCGCTGTTTCCGCGCTCATCTTCTCCGCCAGCACATCCAGCCCGCGATGCGCGAGGTCGCGGAGCTTTTCCTCCACGGAGAGCGTCAGCGCGGGGTCGACAATCTCGGCCTTTCTCAGGCTCAGACGCTCTTGAAACGCATCGGAGTTCTTAATCCGACTCACCCACGGCGGAGTGTAGCCGAAGTGCTTCGCCAGATCGTTATTCGAAATCCCTGGGCAGCCAATGATCAGGTCAATCATCGCGTCGTGGGTATAGCTCACCCGCGCGACTGCACCGGCCGCGGAGGCAGTCCCTTCTAGTGGTGTGGCCATGTCAAACCTCTTTCGGTCAGGTTGGTTTACCGTAGAGTAGGCTGCGGGAGGGGCAGGGTCAAGGGCGAGGCTGTCCGGGAGAGTGAGCAGGCGGGACTCCGCCGCGCCGGCGGCCGCGGTGCCGCTTACCCCCACAACACCTTCTGGAGCAGCGAGGTCGACGTAGCGGGGATGGAGGGCTGAGGCAGGGGATTTGGGGCGTGGCGAGTGTGGTAGGAGTGCGGCTAAAGCCCCGGAACAGCCACCCCCGGCTGCCGGGAACCCCCCCCGGTCACACGACGGCAGGTGGAGGAAAAAATAGTCATAGGCTATCGAGCTGGGGCAGGGCGATAGTTGCGGGCGAGGGCGGGAGGGAGTATTCGCGCGCGCGTCTATTGAATATATAGGTGGCGGCTGGGTGGATAGGCTGGGGCTATGGAATTCGCGCGGAGTATTGTTGCGTAATTCGCGCGAATATCTATAATGAACTCATGCAGGCCCGATACACAATCAACACAACACAGGGGAACAGGAAAATGACAACCATGACAATTTCCGCAATGGCGGTCCGCGCGGCGAAAAACCGCCGGGCGTGGGGGCGTGATGCAACGATGCGATATCTCCGGCGGCGCGGGGTGCCGGTGAGGCTGTATCAAATCGCGGTGGCGTGCGAGGCGACGGCGAACGGGAAATTTTTGGAGGTTGCATCATGGCTGAAATGAAATTGCTTTACATCCTGCCGACGGGCGATGCCGTTGAGCTTACCGGCGGGAACGTGGATTACTATCTCCCGAATGCGAGACGCCCGATATTCTCCGGAGAAGTTGCGGAGCTGGAGGAACGCGCGCCGGACCTACTAGCGCATCTTCTCACAGAGGGGATTATCCGCAAAACGTAGGGAACCCTCCAAACGCACCTGGGCGGGATTGGGTGCGTTTGTGGGGCAATCCTGCCCGGGTTAATTGGAGGTTTTACCATGTCGGAAATCAAATACGTATCGTTCGTTATTGTGGTCGTGGGGCCGGGCCGTGATGGAACAGGGACGACCGTTGAGACGGCGCAATATTGGGAAGCCGATGAGGCCCAAAAACCGGACTATATCGCGGATGCGATTGTGGCGTACTCGAACAAGTACGGCACCGTGATCGATCACGTGATCGTGCGAGAGATTAACAACTAACGCGACGGGCAATTCCGCTCAAAACCAAATTTTGGAGGCACCAAAAATGACAACGACTGAGCAGAAAAAAGACATCGAGGTGACCGTTGCCGACGACGGCACGCTCACGCTCGAATTCCGCCACGGTGAGACGCTCAAACTCCACCCGGAATCCCTCACGCCCGAGATTCAACGCGCGGCCATGCTCCACGGGCTGAAACAGAAATTGGTGGATGCCGCGGCGATTTCCCGCGACACCGTCACTGGCCGCGCCGCCACCATCGCCACGAAGTACGACGCGGTTAAAGAGGTGTTTGACCGGATTACAAACCCGGAGGCCCCGAGCTGGAATAAGCCCCGTGAGGGTTCCGGGGGCGGTGGCGGTGCGGGGTTGTTGTTCCGCGCATTGTGCCGCATGTACGCGGGACGGCAGACGCCCGAGGCGGTGCGCAGCTACCTCGACCGCTTGACCGACAAACAGAAACAGGCCCTGCGCGTCGATTCGCGCGTCGCGAAAATCATCGAGGAAATCCGCGCCGAGAGCGACCGCCCCACGGGCGTTAATACAGACGCGCTCTTGGCCGGGCTCGGCGCGTTGGACAACGACAACGACCACGCCAAACCAGCCAAACCAGCCAAACCCGCCAAACCTCACCTCTAACTCCCCCGCCCTTCCCCCTGCCCTCCCTGCCCGCCTAGTGCGGGCTTTTTTACGTCCATTTTCCTGCCCGGCGGGCGGCTGGGTATTTGCGTGGATTATGCGGGGATAACCCGCGCGTAGTGTGTCCCATTCGTCACCATTGTCCCGGATTGGCCATAATCCCGCATTGCCACCATTGTCGATTCTCAGTTATCCGCACCTCCACGACCAAATATCCGCACATTTCCGCACGTCACTCGCACATTTCTAACGGTTATTGCTGCCTACTCACATTATCGGCATTTACTCACCCGCAACGGTGTTTATTAGCTCATCGGTCGGGAAATGGACATCCCCCCCCCACACCCCTCTAATTTACGACTAGACCACGCGGGGGGTTGGACGCACGACGCAGGAGATGCACGAGTATCTCAAAGCGAGTATTCGGCGGGCGAAGGCCGGTCGCATTGCGACTGACGGGGTGTCCCCCATCGCTTTCCGAGCGGATCACGGGATGCAATGGTTTTTCGATCAGCACTTTGCGCTTTTTGAAGAGCGCGGCATCCCCGTCACACTGGGCCTGCTGACTGAGCCTATTGGAGACCCCGCGCACAGGTATGAGCCGTGCACGTACACGTGGCCACAGATTCGCGCTTTTCACCACCGCGGCTGCGAAATGTGGCCGCACACGCACAGCCACACTGACCCGACAATCACCGCAGCGGCCGAAAATCGCCCGGTTGACGAAGTGCTGTGGCGCGAAACAGTCTTACCGGGCATATTGATGGAGCAAAATGGGATCAAGCCCGTTGGATTCCAAGCCGCCGGCATTACACCCTGCCTCACGCCAAATTGGGGCTCTGAGATGTTTGTCCCTCAAGCATGGGATAGCAATCAGGGCAAGTGGATATTGGAAAACTACGGACTAGTAGAGCTTGCGCAGTATGCGAAAGACCGTCTCGGAAATTTTTACACGACGGGCGGCAAATATCGCTATTTGCCGACAAATGGCGCGTCTGATCTGGGCCATTACACGCTTGATACCGTCACAATTACCCAAGCCAAAACCTATCTCGATCAGGTCATTGCGTGGGGTGTGGGCGGCCAAATCATGTGGCACCCCGAAGTTGTCGCGGGCGGGCTTGCTACGTTCACAAACGCAAATCTGATTGAGCTGCTTGATTACGCTGTGGCTCTGCGCGATGCGGGCAAGTTGATATTCCTCGGCGGCGCCGGTCTCGCATTTGCCGATATGGATGCGACGAACCGCCGTTCTATCATGATGGAGAGGTACTTTTCGAGCGGCGTGGTGCCCGGCGGCGTAGGGTCTAAGTGGGGTCGCAGTGGAAATACGGGAGTCCCGCTGACGATTGCTCAAGACGGATCAACGGGCAAGTACATCGTCACGCAGTCTGCCGGAGCATCTGGCTATATTTATCAAGGCAATAGTCAGACAACAGACCACTTGTGGCAGGGTCACATGTTTTCTGTTGAGGTCGTTTGCCGAAACACTGGACAGACAACTGCATCGCAGATGCGTATCAGTGTGTATATCGACAACGTGCTGTTGCCGGGTGTTAATCGACTGCAGACAATTGCGGCCGACAGTCAGTGGAAAACCATCCGGCAGGTTTTTTGTGTGCCTATCGGGGCCGTAAATATTCAGGCGCGGGTCGATAGGCCAATCGGTGACGCTGTGATCGAGTACCGCGACTTCGGAGTGTTCCCGATCTGATTTTCCAATCCCCGTGAGTGCGCGGGGATAACCCAATCCCCGAAGGGTCGGGGGCTAAACCCCCATCTCAGCAGCACCCAGCCCGGCCATGTGCCGGGCTTTTTCTTGGTGATCACGAATGGAACTCAAGCCCATCTCCGGCCCGGCGGAAGAGCCCGTGACGCTTGCCGATGCAAAGCTCACGCTGCGCGTAGATCACGCCGAGGACGACAGCCGGATTCAGCGCATGATTGGCGCCGCCCGGGAAGAAGCCGAACAGATCACCAGCCGGCGATTCGGCCTCCAGACTTGGGAGCTTGTGCTGGACGCGTTTGAAAGCACCATCACCATGCCAGCCCCGCCCGTTGCGTCCGTCACGTCCATCAAGTACGACGACGACGCCGGCGCAGAGCAAACCCTGGCCGGATCCGCCTACCGCGTCCGGGGATCAGAGCCCGCCATCATCTCGCCCGTCACATCCTGGCCCAGCACATTCAGCGGCCCGGCTGCGGTCCGCGTGCGCTTCCAGTGCGGCATCACCTCGGCAGACCCGCGCTGGAAGTCCCTGCAGTCGTGGATCTTGCTGCGCGTTCAGGGCATGTACGAAGGCCGCAGCATCGACGGCGGCGCGCTTCTCGACGCGCTAAAGGCCTACCAATGACCACCAGCAACCAACTCGACCGCCGCGTCAGCATCCAGCAGCAAAGCACCACGCAAGACGCCGCCGGGCAGCCCATTGAAACGTGGTCGTCGGTGGCCGAAACATGGGCCAGCGTCAAGTTTCCGTCCGGCCTCGGCGCCATCAAAGCGGATGCCGTCACCTCCACCGTCAAGGCGTCCGTGCGCATCCGTCACCGCGCCAACCTGCCCGATGAAGGCCTGCGCGTCCTCATCTCCGGCGTGGCCTATCGGGTTGTCGCAATCCTGCCAGTCGGGCGCCAGGAGTGGCTAGATCTGGTTTGCGAGAGGGCGGCATGACAGTCAGGCTAACCGCAGACCTCGCAGGCCTTAACCGCTTGATAGACCAGCTCGGTACCGACGTCGAAGCCGCCGCCCGGCCCGCCGCCCAGGCCGCCGCCCAGGTTTTCTATGACGGGGTTGTCGCCAACGTCGATGCCCTTGGCACCGTCACAGGCAACCTGCGCCGCGCCATCTACCAAGCGTTCAGCCCCGAAAACTCAGGTCCGGGACGCGCCTCCTACAACGTCAGCTGGAACGAGCGCAAAGCCCCCCACGGCCACCTTGTTGAATACGGGCATGTGCAGCGCTACGTCGTCTATCTCAACAAAAAAGGCGAGTGGAAAACCAAGATCCGGCCCGAGATGCTGGGAAAAAAGAAGCCCAGCCGCAGGGCAAGCCAAGCCGTCAAGGACGCCTACTACGTCCCGCTGGCGTCGCCAAAGCAAGTCGCAGCAAAGCCGTTTGTGCGCCCCGCCTTTGCCCTCGCAGATCGCGCCAGCGCAGCCGCTGAATCCATGCTGCTCAAAAAACTGGGAGCCCTCTAATGGCCCAGCTCGAACCCCTTGTGTTTCAGGCCCTCACCGGTCTGGTGTCCGGCCGCGTCTATCCAGACATTGCCCCCACCAACACCCCGCGCCCCTACATCACCTGGCAGCAGGTCGGCGGCCCCCCGATGGCCTGGACAGACAAATCCACCACGCCCGGCGGCTTTGCCTGGCTGCAGATCAACGTCTGGGCCGACACCCGCATTCAGGCCGGCGCCCTGCGCAAGCAAGTGGAAGACGCCCTGATCCTGTTTGACGGCTTCGAGGCCCGCCCGCAAGACGCCGGCACCGCCACCCACGAACCCGACCTGACCCCGCCGGCCTACGGATTTCATCAAGATTTTGACGTCTGGTATCCGTAGCCAGGCTTAACCCACCCCCGCCCACCCGGGCAACCCCTGAACCCGCTTCGGCGGGTTTTTTCATTTCTGGAGATTACCCACCATGGCATCCACTCCCTCCGGCACCCAGCTGGCCGTCGCGGCCACCTTCCAGGCCGCAAAAACCGTTTCCGGCGTTTCCAACGCTGCCGAAGCCGTCGTTTCTTCCACCGCTCACGGCTACTCCAACGGCGACATCGTGCAGATCTACTCCGGCTGGGGCCTGCTCAATCGCAGCTTCGTCAAGGTCAAGTCCGTCACCGCGGATACCTTCGTTGCCGAGGCAATCGACACCTCCAACACCGACCTTTTCCCCGTCGGTGGCGGCGCTGGCACTGCCCGCAAGGTGCTCACCTGGCAATCCATCTCCCGCTACAAGGACCAGCAGAACAGCGGCGGCGAGCCCAAGACCGTCACCGTCAAATGGACCGACCTCGACAATGAAGAGTCCCTCAACGACGGCTTTACCGCCATGACCGAGAGCTTCAACGTTGATGCCGACAACCTCGCCGATGCCGGCTACCTGCTGCTGCGCTCACTGACCCAAGTGCAGACCGATACCTGCCTTCGCAAGGTGCTCAAGTCCGGCTCCAAGATCTACACCCCGTGCCGCGTCGCCCTCAACGAGAACCCCAAGGACAGCGGCGGTGTGTATGTCTGCGCCGTGTCCATCAACGGCAACGGCCGCCTCACCCGCTACGCCTCCTAAGCCAGCCCACCGCCCGCCACTCGGCGGGCTCCGCACCTCCTCATAAACAGGAAACGCACTCACCATGGCATCCAACATCAAGCTCGGCGCACGCCCCAAAAACTTCGTTCGTACCGTCACGTTCGCCCTGCCCGAAGGCGGTGAAGGCCGCATCGCCTGCACCTACCGCTACCGCACCCGCACCCAGTTCGGCGAGTTCGTGGATGCGCTGATGGCCAAGTCCCCGGTCGGCCGGCCCGACTACACCGACCCCGCCGTCAACACCAAGCTGCAGCAGTCCCTCATCGCCAGCAATGCCGGCTACCTCATCAACGCCCTGGACGGCTGGGATCTGGACGAAGAGCTCAACGTAGCCAACCTGGAGCGCCTGGCCGACGAGCTGCCCGGCGCCGTCATGGCCATCATGGAAGACTACCGCGCCGCCTGCTGCGAAGGCCGCCTGGGAAACTGATCGCCGCCGCCCGGGCCATCTACACCCCCGCGCCCAGCGCCGAAGAGCTCGCCGCCGCCGGCTACCTCCCCGAAGACTTTGACGACGAAGCCGTCGAAGTCTGGCCCGAAAACTGGCCGGCGGTGCAGCTCTTCCTCCGCGTGCGCACCCAGTGGGATGTAGGCATGGCGGGGCCTGTGCGGCTCATCTACGCCTCGGTTTATCCATTGCTGGACCGCATGAGCCTATCGCCTGACGACTGGCTCGCCATGCTGGACGACATCACCAGCATGGAAGTTGAAGCCCTCAAAACCATGAACGAGCACCGCAAAAAATGACCCAAGATCGCAAAATCAAGATCACTGCCGAAGTCGATGCCAGCAAGGCCAAAGACGGGTTTGCAGAAGTCAAGGCTGCCGGTGCCGACATGGCAAAGTCTGTCGGAGCGTCGGCCGAGTCCGCAGGGAAAAAGATAGACAACATCGGCAATGGCGCAGACCCAAGCGCCGCAAAGCTGGATGCAAGCACCCGTCGCATGGTCGCCAGCATCCAGCGCGCCACCGCTGCATTTGAGGGCGGCGGAGCGTCAAGCCGAAAGTATTTCGAAACGCTGGCCGGCCAGCGTGGCGTCAGTGTTGAAAGCCTGCAGCCCTATCTCAATGCGCTGGATAGCGTCAGGGCAAAGCAAAACGATACGGGGGTTTCGGCTGCGCAAATGCAGGCGGCGCTTCGCGGCGTTCCGGCTCAGTTCACCGACATCGTCACGTCAATTGCCAGTGGCCAGCAGCCCCTCACCGTCTTCCTGCAGCAAGGCGGCCAGCTCAAAGACATGTTCGGCGGCGCAGGCAATGCCGCCCGGGCGCTGGGTGGCTACGTCGTCGGCCTCATCAACCCCTTCACCCTTGCCGCTGCTGCTGCTGGTGCGCTTGGCGTGGCCTACTACCAGGGCAGCAAAGAGGCCGACGCCCTGGCCCGCGCCATCATCATGACGGGCAATGCCGCCGGTGCGTCCGTGGGGCAGCTGCAAGACATGGCCCGCGCCGTCGCTGCTGGCACCGGTGCGACCCAAGGCGCCGCCAATGAGGCCATCGCCGCAGCGGCCAACAGCGGCAAGATCGCCGCCGGCAATATCGAGCTTGTCTCGGCCGCTGCCATCAAGCTCAACAAGGCGGTGGGGCTGGAAGTCGCCGACACCATCGAGAGCTTCGCCGAGCTGGGCCGCGAGCCCGTCAAGGCCTCCGAAAAGCTCAACGAAAAGTACAACTACCTTACCGCCTCCATCTACACCCAGATCAAGGCGCTTGAGGATCAGGGCAAGACCCTCGAAGCCGGCGCGATGGCACAGAAGGCCTACGCCGACGCAATGAGCGGCAGGGCTGACCAGGTGATTGCCAACCTCGGCCTCATTGAGCAGGCGTGGAAGGGCATCACCGGCGCCGCAAAGTCCGGCTGGGATGCCATGCTGGGCGTCGGCCGTCAGGCCACCATTGCCGACCAGATCGCCGAGCAACGGCGCGCCGTCGAAGCCATCCGCAGCGGCGCCGAGGCGGGCAATATCGACGTGGCTCAAAAACGCCTGGCCGCTCTTGAGGCCGCGTCCGCCGGTCAAGCAAAGTCAGCCGCAGCAACGGCCGAGGCGGGGCGCCAAGAGCAAGCCCGCATTGCATGGCTCAAAGAGGGCGACAAGTACCTGTCCCGCGCCGAAGAGCGCGAGCGCGCCATCACCCGCGCCCGCAACGAAGGCGCCGCTGCCGGCCTGTCTCAGATCGAAATCGAAAAGCGCGTCGCCGACATCCGCGAAAAGCTCGCCGACCCCAAGGGCCGCAAGCCCGCCAAGTCCCAGGAATCCAAAGACGCCGAAGAGCTCCAACGCATCCTCGACCGCATCGGCGGCAAGAGCACCGGCATTGACGCGGGCTACTATTCCGACCTGCAAAAGCTCTTCAAGGCCTACTCCACCGGAAAGCTCGACCTTGACCGCTACCGCCAGTCCGTAGAACAGCTCACCACCCAGCAAGAGTTTGCCAAAAAGCTCATGGGCGACAGCGGCGCCGTGCTGCAGGACTACCTGAAGAGCATCCAGGACGCCACCCGCGCCCGCGAGAAAGAGCTCATCGGCCTCGACAACACCGCCGCCTCCCTTGAGGACCAATACCGCCTCTACGGCCTCACCAAAGGCCAGATCGAAGCGCTCGCCCTGGCCCGCGCCGAGGAAAGCCTCGCCCAGGCCCGCGCCAACCTTGAGGGCGAAGAGACCATCCAGCGCCTTGAGCGGGAAGTGGAAGCCCGCAAGCGGATCCGCGACGCTCAAACCAAGCTCGACACCAACGCCGAGGCCGACCGCGCCCTCAGCTCACTCGGCCCCCTTGGCGACAAGTTCGATCTGAAGATAGACACATCCACCCTCAAGAGCGCCTTCTCCGGCCTCGGCGCCCCGCTGTCCGGCGTTATCGACAAGTTCCAAACGCTGATTCAGCTCAATGCCAACTACGGCAAGCAGGTGGAGTTGATCGGCAAGGCCAAGCTGGGCAGCGCCGACCAGTACGCCAAGGCCGTGCAAGCCGAGATCGCCCTCAATCAGCGCATGGCCACCGCCACCCTCGGCGGATACGCCGACATCCTCAGCGCGGCCAAGGGATTTGTCAGCGAGCGCAGCAAGGGCTACAAGGCCCTGCAGGCCGCAGAGCAAGTGTTCCGCGCCTTCCAGCTCGCCACCGCCGTCAGCAACGCCGCCAAAGAGATTGCCCTCATCACCGGCGTAACCTCTGCCAAGGTGGCCGGCGACCAGATCGCGGCGCAATCCTCCATCGCAGCGGCAGGGCAAGAGGTTATTGCGGCCCAGGTGGCCGGCCAGGCCAATGCCGTTGTCGCCGTCACCAACCAGGCCGCCAAGGGCGACCCGTACAGCGCATGGATTCGCATGGCCGCCATGGCTGCGGCAATGGCCGCGCTTGGCTTTGCCGTGTCTGGCGCGGGTGGCGGTAGCGGCCCCAACCCGGCCAGCGCTGCCGAAATGCAAGCCCGCCAGGGCACCGGCACCGTGCTGGGCGACGCCGCCGCAAAGTCCAACTCCATCGCCAACTCCATCGACCGCCTGAGCGACATTGACCAGCTCACCATGCGCTATTCCGCGCAAATGGCGGCCAGCCTGCGCAACATCGAGTCGAGCATGGGGGGCCTTGCGTCCATCGTGGTGCGCACCTACGGGCTGACCACGGGCAACATCACCGGCGTGCAAACCGGCATCAGCACCGAGACGTTCGGCCAGTCCATGGGCGCGCTTGGGTTTATGGTCCGCATCACCGAACAAGCGCTCTCCCAGCTGCCCGTCATTGGCGATCTGGCAAAGGGCCTGTTTTCGGCCTTCGGCTCCACCAAGGTAAAGCTCATCGACTCCGGCGTGCAGTTCGACCAGGGCAGCATTGCCGACTACATCGCCGGCCTTGGCATGAGCCAGTACGGCACCCTGGAGACCACAAAAAAGAGTTGGTTCGGCCTCAGCAAGTCGTCCTCCACCAGCGTCGTCAATCAGGCTCTGGATGACGAGATCAAGCGGCAATTTGGCCTGCTCTTCGCCTCGCTCGACACCTCGCTGGTAGCGGCCGCCAACGCCCTGGGCATCTCCACCGGCCAGATCAGCGAGCAGATCCAGGCCTTCCAGCTGGACATGCAGCGCCTGTCCCTCAAGGGGATGAACGGCGCCGAGGTACAAGAAGCGCTGGGCAACTACTTCAGCGCCGTGTTCGACAAGGTGTCGGGCAGCGTGCTGCCCGGCCTTGAAGACTGGCAAAAAGTGGGGGAGGGCTATTACGAAACCCTCATCCGCGTGGCCTCCGGCGCCGACCAGGCCCGCTACTACACCGAGCAGCTGGGCATCACCATGGCCGGCCTGGGTGACGTGGCCACCACCCAGGGCGATGCCGCTGCCGAGCTGCTGCGCGCATCCATCACCATGGCCGAGGGCCAGTCCGCCATCGCCAAAATCGTCACCGGCTACGACGGCACAGCGCAAGAGATATCCGACCTCTACGGCACCCTGCTCAACGTCCAAACCCAAATCCGCAACATCGCAGGCGGATCCGCTGAAGTCACCACCGAGCTTATCCGCGCCTCCGGCGGCATCGAGGCGCTCACCGACAACATCAGCGGCTACCTGGAGGCCTTCTACACCCAGGCCGAGCGCGATGCGATGAGCTTCAACGCCCTGGGCGATCAGTTTGCCGCCCTGGGCCTGCGCCTGCCCGATTCCACCGCCGCATTCCGCGAGATGGTCTCGGGTATAGACCTCACCACCGAAGCCGGGCAACGCCAGTTTGCCAACATGGTCAAGCTGGCCGACGCCTATTCCACGGTGCAAGGCCGCTTTGAAGAGATGCTGGCCGGCATCAATGCTGGGTTTGAAAGCTCCATCCGCAACGTGCGCCTGTCTGTGCTCGACGATCAGGGCAAATACACCCTGCTCGACAAAGAGGCCAGCCAATACCGCGACATCCTCGCCAGCCTCACCGATACCGACTCCATTGCCGCCTACGCAGACAAGCTGCGGGGCGCCATTGACAGCGCATGGTCGGTGCTCAGCGAAGACCAGCAAAAAGCCACGGCTGACGAGTTCATCCAGCGCTACGAAGCGGCGAACACCCTTGTGAATGAGCGCATGGCCGTGGCCCGAGAGGAAGCCATTGCCGACCGCAAAGCCATCGGTGACGGCATCGCCCAGGCCATCACCCAGGGCCTCACCGATGGCGCTGCGGCGCTGGCCGAGGCTGCCGGGCAGGTGCCCAGCACCATCACCGTTACCGTCTCAACCTCGGGCGGCGTAAATGCCGTGGCCGAAGTGGGCTACAGCTAAGGCGCCGCCATGTCTCGCACCCTCACCCCCGCAGCGCAAGCCGCTGCAGGGCGCACCACCACACGCCCGCTGTACCTCATTGAGATCGGGTGGGGCTTTGTGTCGCGCCTCTCCACCGCCGGCCCCATCACATGGAACGGCCTCACCTGGTCGGGCGATGTTGCCTGCCAGGTGTCCGGCATCTCGGCCACGTCCAACGCCGCACAGCAAGGCCGCCTGAGCATAAGCAACATTGACTTGCTCTTCGGCACCCTGGCCCTGTCCATGGCCGGCGATGTGCCAGTACGCATCTGGCACGCCCACGCCGACGCCCTGGCCGATCTTGACCCCGCGCTTGTGTTCGACGGCGCCATTGATGCCGCCGAGGTGTCCGATGCCACTGTCGAGCTCACCCTTGGCCCATCCCGCAGCAGCGCAGCCTTCGCCCCGCGCCTAACCGTCGGCCCCGACGCCGGCTTTACCGTCCTGCTTCCGGCTGGCACCCGTGTTCCCGTCGGCAATCAAGTGTTCGTCTTGGAGCGCTAGCCCATGCCCACCTATCCCGATTACCGCCACCACGACGACTCCCGCATCGAGCGCGTGCAAAAGGTCGAGGCCGAGCAAGCCACTAATGGCCGGTTTCGCTCCCGCATCATGGGCCCGGTCAAGCACCGCTTTACGGTAGTGCACATCCTCTCCCGGGCGGACGCCGACGCCCTTGACGCCTTCCATGCGGCCCACGCCGCCGATGATCTGGACTTCATCTGGCGCACCACCGGAACGGCGCACACCGTGGCGTTCATGGGGCCGCCCCAGATCGAAAAAGAGACCGTGCGCATGTACCGCGTCACCGTCCAACTCGCGGAGGTGTAATGCTCTATCTGCCAGATCAAAACTGGTCCGTCGCCAGCAAAGCCGCCCTGCAGGCTGCAGGTAGCGGCACGGCAAGCGAGCGCCAGGCCGCCCTGGCCGCCGAGGGCGCACGCATCCCCATTGTGTATGGGCGTGATCGCCGCGGCGCCCTCGTCGCCAACATCGTGCCCACCGGGGCCTATGTGTACGTGGTGTGCGTGTGGGCGCTGGGCGAGATCGAGGCTGTTGAGTCCGTCACCATGTCGGACAAGCCCCTGCCCGCCTCCTGCGGCGTCACCCACTATCTGGGCACCCCCGGGCAAACCGTCAATGCTGGCCTGGCCTCTGCCTTTGCCGCCAACGGCATTTCCTACGCCGATGCGCTGCCGGGCATTGCCTATAGCGTCATCATGGCACCGGTGGGGCTGGACGGATTCGACCCGCTCTCCATCGCCGCAGTCATCAAGGGCACCAAGGTCTATGACCCGCGCACCGGCCTCACCGCCTGGAGCGATAACCCCGCCCTCGCTCTGGCCCACTTCGTGTCGGCCATCGAAGGCCGCACGGTGGCATGGTCAAGCGTCACCGCCACGGCCAACGCCTGCGAAGAAACCGTAGGCGGACAGCCCCGGCGACGCATCGGCCTATCCCTGGCGCAACCCCAGGTCTGCGCAACCTGGCGTGAAGCCCTGCGCACCTACGCCGGCTGTTTCCTCGTCCAGCGTGACGACGGGATCCACCTCATCCCCGACCGGCCCGCATCCCCCGTGCAGACGTTTGCGCACACCAATGGCGACATCGCCAAAATCGGCCCCCTGCGCAAGCGCGCCCGGGCCGACGCGCCCACCGTCGTCAAGATCAAATGGACCGACACCAGCGCCACCCCCTGGCGTGATCGAACGGCCACCGCCTACGCCCCCGGCGTGATCGCCGGCACTGTCGAGCGTCGCGAGTCGGAGGTCTCGCTGCCCGGCATCCAGTCCGCCAGCCAGGCCCAGCGCGAGGCCATCGAGCGCCTCAACAAACTTTGGCTGGCTGACCTGTCGTTTTCCCTGGATGTCTTCGACGATGGCATGCAGATCGAGCCCGGAGACGTTGTTTCCGTCTCGCACCCGCTGGGCCTCGTTGAAAAAGGCATGCGCGTTGGCGGAATCGACAACACCGGCCCGGGCCGATGGGCGCTGCAGCTTGTCGAGTACGACCCCGCCGTGTATTCAGATGCGGTTGTCACCAACCCCAGCACCCCCGACACCGCGCTGCCGTCACCGTCAGAGCCGCCGCCCGTCCCGTCCCTGGCCGTTTCCGAAGAACTGACGCAACTGCAGGACGGAACCTGGACAAGCCGCATCCGTGCAACATGGTCCGCACCTGCCTATCCGTGGGTGTCCGGCTATCGCATCGACGTGCGATCCGGCGGGGTCGTGGTCTATACCGGCACCGCATCCCGCACGGCCACAAGCTGGCCCAGCCCGCCGGTGCAAGAGCGCGTCCACCATCAGATCGATGTGTTTGTGCTGTCAGCCGTCGGCGCCGAGTCCGTGTCGGCCAGCGCCACCATCACCCCGGATGGAAAATATCTCCTGCCTGGCAACGTGCCCAGCCTCACCGGCTACGAAGTTGGCGGCGAGGTGCGTCTGCGCTGGGAGCCCGCCACCGATATCGACATCTGGCGATACGAAATCCGATGGGGTGCCGTCGGCGTGGCCTGGGACGATGCCGCCCGGCTGGATCGTGTTGACGCTCTGAGCCTTGTCTCGCGTGATGTTCCGGCCGGAACCTGGAATTTCCTGGTGTGTGCGTTGGATAGCGTGGGTCAGTACAGCCCTGCACCGGCCCGGCGCACCATCACTGTCACGCTCGACAATGCCGCGTTCCTCGTCGATCAGCATGCGTTCAGCACTCCAAGCGTCACCGGCATGATCGAGTACAACTTCGGCCCCACCGACACCCAGCGGCGCTGGGTTACCGATGACGGAACGCCCTGGAACACCAAGTTCCCGGCAGCGCTCAATACCTACACCGACCCCCTGGCCAGCTACTCGGCCGGCAGCGCGTGGCAAACCGAGCCGCACGATTTTGGCCTCAGCCTGTCGGGAAACTGGGCCGGCGAGATGAGCGTCACGGCCATAACTGGCACCCATACTGACTATCTGGACCTCAGCCCGGACGGCAGCGCCTGGACGCCCAACGCTGGCCTCTCAGCCAAAACCGGCGCCAGGTTTGCCCGCCTGCGCAGCACCACGGCCGGCGCCATGGCCGTCACCCTGCCCACGGCCAGCGTGCGCATCGATGCCGTGCCGCGCACCGAGGAGGGCACCGGCACCAGCTCCGCAAGCGGGGCCGTCACCATCACCCTGGCCGGCAGCTACGCCGCAGCAAAGGGCCTGCCTCAAATCTCTATAGGCGGCACCACGTTCGCCACCGCCGTGGTGGACAACATCATCGTCGGCACCACCACCAGCTTTGACGTCTATGTTTTTGACGCCTCCGAAAACCTCATCAGCCGGCCCTTCGGCTGGACTTTCAAAGGAGTCTGACCCATGGCCTACACCGGCCTCGATCTCACCAAGCCCGACGGCGCCACGCAAAACGGCGCCCAGGTGCTGCAGTCCGTCCGCGACAACCAGCGCGCCCTGCGCGACATGATCGTCGCCGGCTTCGCCCCTGGCTGGGGCATGGCCCCGTCTGGCGGCACCCCCGAACAACCCGCTCAGGTTCTGTACAGCAACGGCGTGGAACGGTTGCGTGTGGCTCTTACCTGGGGCGCCACGGGCGGAGCGGGGGGCAATGTCACCCAGGCCGTCTATGCGTATTCGGCCGATAGCGGCACCACTTACAGCACTATCGGAACCCGCACCCTCTCGTATGACAGCGCCGGCAACTGCACCGGCATCACCTGGAGCTGATCCCCATGATGGAACTCTTGGCCGGCGTCCCCGGCAAACTCAAGGCATTGGCCGATAGGCTCACGGCGACGCGTGCGGAAAAAATCGACAATCTTGACGTGGCAGTATCGACCCGGGCACCAGCCAATACGGCGGTTAGCAATGCAGTGCTGACGGATGCCCGCATCGGGAATCTGGACAATCTTGCGTGGGCACCGTTGCGCATCAAACGCATTGTGTCGGGATCCATCCAGATTCCGCCACCGGGAACATATGCGTTTGTAAGTACGGGCGTTGCATTTGACCCGAATAAGACTGTCCTGTTGCATCATGGC